AATGGCTCTCCTTTGAACTTATATCTTGCTACATACTTTAGCACATTACCTTTAAGATACCCATGATACTCATCCTCTGTCATGCAATCTCTTATGACTTCTATAGTTTCCTTTTTACCATACTTATAATGGGCAGGAGAATGGACATTATCATCTTTATTAAAAATAATATCATTAACTTCTGCTCCTAGTTCTGCCTCATCTGCCATACTTCCTCCTAACAGCATTATACTCAACAGTTTCTAAATCATACTCACCATTACGAACATTACGTTTAACTATAAGACCACTCCACCACATACGTTGTGTATTTCTAGCATAACTTTCTTTATGATGTAGATAACATCCAGCAGATAATCCTATAACTTTTCTACCTGAAGGAATTGTACACATAGAATAGTCAAACAAATGACAATGCCCTACGGTTGAAGATACTTTATTTTTTAATAAGAGAGCACGTGCAATGTTGTCCCCACTAATAGGCTTACCCATAATACCAGTAGGATAATTGTGACAATAATGTACACCATTGATAGATATAGGTTCTTGATATGGAATAACTTCCCAACCATACTCCTTAAAGTTGAGGTCTTTTGTACTAATTGTTCCATCAAGTTCTGGAGTTTCATCTACTATCCTATCTATTCTATCTTCATGATTACCAAGTAACATGACTTTTCTTGGTCGTCTACCATTGAGACCTTTGTTAAATTTTTCCAATGCGTCATGAGCATGGGCTATATCTTTTTTATATCTTCTACCTTCAAATGATTTCTTACCCTTATCATAACTCGATAGAGAATCCATACTTGCAAAGTCACCCATGCATACTATGGTAGTTGGTTTTAGATCTCGTGCCATTTTACCTGCCCACAAAAATCTATCATTGCTTGCTTTGGGGTTGCAATGAGGATCCCCTATTACTAAATGTGTTGCCATTAGTTTAACTCCTTATCCCTTTTGTTTTTTAAGTATTCAATAAAATCAATAACATTATCTTCATTACCGAATTCAGCTACAGAATTTATTGTCATACCTTTGTTATGTTTACGATCATCTGAAAATCCTCTTAAGCCATACAAGAAAGTTGTATGTGGATCCGATGTCGCCATTTTAATCATACCCCTGGCTATCGTTGAGCAAAGTTCATATTGCTCAGTTGACATTTTAGCTTTACTATCCATTACTATACCACAGGTAAAGCCCTTTTCCCATGGGGAGATTAAAACTTTTATTGAATTTAGTGCATCAAACTTGTTATCTTTTGTCATTTATACCAATACTTTTTATAATTTTCACTATTATATTCTACAACTTTATGTTCAAATCCTCTCTTCATACTTCTTTTACCAAAATCATCTGCTTCTTTTTCATTATTAAATATTACATTTGTATACATTCTATAATCATTATCTTTTTTATTTTTAAATACTATAAAGTATAACATCGTGGCTTTTCTTGCAATAGTTTCACATTTAACTGAACCACTAGATCTCCATTTAAAGATTTCCAATTCGAGCACCACGTATTACACTGGTACTGATGGAGAATAGACCCCTCGAAACTATCCCCCACCTTTCTCTAAAGCATTATCCTTTCTAGGATTATTAACTTCAGTATACCAAACCCACTTAGGGTTCTTACCTTGCGATTGTTGCTGTGGCAACAGTTGCAATTTGCTTCCCCAACAAGGAAGTTTGTATGGGCAAAAAGAACACACCATACCCAAAACTTTGTTACCTGTTTTTTTAGTTCTAAAAGTTTCTTCAATTTCATTATAACATCTTTTAAAAGGTTCTTTCTTTTCAAGACTATGTATATTATTTTTAGCAATTTTAATTGCATTTACTTTATACTCCTCATCTATCAATGGGGTTTCACAAACTGCCCATTCCCCAGTAGATTTATTAACTACAATCCACCCCCCAAACGGAAGCTTCTCACTCTCGCTATATAAATATCCTTGAGATACATACCCAAAAGCATCATCCTTAACTACTACTTCAAAGCCACCTGCTTCTCCAAATTTATTTTTAAAGGAATAAGGTGACGCACTCTTAATATCCCAAATCTTTTTATTAATTTTAACATCGTACCTACCTTCAATGGCTGACCCATTAAACTTATACTTAACATTTTTCTGTTCATCTTCTATCTCTACTCCTGCTGATTTTAAAACAAATATAGATAAGGCTTCAATTAAATCCCCAAATGTATTTCTCATTTTAACATTGTAAGGTTGACCTTCACCTTTTATATTTTGTGCCTCCATTTGTAATTGGCACAAGGGTCTCCCCACATTAGACATTCGAGGTTTAAAACCAGACCTTCGTTCTTCTGTAAACTGTTTGCGTAAGGCACTTTTACATGCCTCACCAAACTCCTCAACCAATTTATCAGAAATATCTACAGGCTCTTTAGTAGCCTTACTTAAATATAACTGAACTTTAAGCAGTATATCATTCATTACTTTGATAATACTTCAATTGGATCTTCTATTTGTTTCACTACTTTTGCTGACTCTGCATCAAAAGATGTAGGCTGACTTTTCTTTACAGCTTTATAAAGTTCAACAATTTCATCATTCTCCTTGTCAATAATATCTTGAAACCCAGCTAAAGTTTCAATTTCTTCTTTAGACATTTCCAGATTAGCATCAGCATTAACAGAAATTTCTGGTGTATAATATACATTACCACCTTTTTTCTGTCTTTTAGATTCCAGAGACAATGCACAAGTAAATGGATGTTTCTTACGTTTTTTCATTTGATCTAACGCAGAACCTACAGGTGCAAAAGCTGTTCCTGTTACTCTCCATAATACAGGCATATCAGTAATAGTATGATCTTCACCATTTGCTTTTTTACCTTTAAAAGATAATAGACCATATAATAATCTATAACATCTTATAGTTCTTTGCTCTGCTAATTGTTCAGGTGTAAGTGATGATCTTTCCTTAAAAGGAATCTTACCACATTTTGTACCACCTAAAATATCAATCGCCTCTTCTTTCCAGTTCTTGAAAATAATAGAACGATTTACATACTCACTTTTTTCAGGATCATAATGCATGTACTGCATCGAACTGATAAAAGGTCTGAAGGTGACAGGCTTACCAAAAACATTTTGACCTATACTTGAATCATAGGTAAATAAATGTCCAACAGGTAATTGATTACCATCATCATCTTCAGGTGAACGATTGATTCCTAGTCGTGGTACATTTATACCATTACGAGATCCATCGTCCTGTCCAATGGCTTGCATAATCTGCTCATTAGACATGTTGTTTATATTTGCTATTTCATTTTTTTCCATAATAGCCTCCTTATTGTTAGTTATCCTTATATCATACTTTAGGGGATTTGTCAAGTGTTATTTTCCATATGGTGGATATATTATATCACATACCCATAGTAAAACAACAATGCCCAAACAAATTTGAAGAAGTAATTCTAACATACTCTAGTCTCCCCATCAGTAATCTCATATGGAAGATTTTCCATACGAGCAAACCACATTATATAACTTTGTAGTTCTTCATCTTCGTTTATATATAACTTTGTAGGTACTCCTTCAAAGTCCTGCTTCAATGATTGGAGTTTATCATAAGCCTTCTCCTGCTCATCTTCACCCCAATCATCTATACCTTTATCAAGTATTGGTACGTCTGCCATTAGTATCCTCCTTAGTTATATCTGTACCATCTTCATTTTTTTTCCATTCATAATCATCTGAAATCCAATCAGGATCTTCATAGTTTAAGAATCTTTTGCCTGTATCAATGTCTTCATCATCACGGGGTAGACACTCTTCTATTTTTTTCCACTCTACAGGTTCATCACCTGACATATCGTTGACATGTTTACCTGTGATAGTTTCTCTAAAAGTTTCTCCGTAATCATCAACATCTTCAACTTTAATGCACTCTTTTTTTTCTAAGAGTTCTTCAGCTTCTTCTTTTGTTTTAGTAACTATTTCGTATTCCATTTCAACTTCATATGTTTTTCTAACTTGCCATTTTTGATAACCAATCTCTTTATTTGGTGTATCCTTTTTATAAGTCCCATTAATTATAGGGATTTCTTTTACAAATTTAATTTGTGTCATGGTTTTCCTCCTTCATATTTAACCAATCATATCCCATTTTGACATCTGTGTCAAGTGGAATATTAAAATTAATTCCATAATACTCTTTCAATGCAGGTATTACAGAAGCCGTACCCTGTTTAAATATTTTACTCATTACAGCTTCTTCACCAGGATAAACATCAGCCACAATAGAATCGTGAACTGTATTAATAAGTAAACTCTTTACCTTTTGTTCTTTCATTAGTTCATATATTTTTATACATGCTAATGGTACAATGTCAGCAGTTGCGAAACCTTGTACAGGATAATTTTTTATTTGTGTGCTATAACTAGATCCACCCCATGGCATTCTCTCTGCATATGGAAATGAATACTCCCTACCTGTGGGTAGTTTAATTTGTTTATAAGTAATTGCATGGGTTTGTAATTCTTCATGCCA